TTGCTTCGTCCATATCTTCATCATCTGACTCATCTTCTTCATCATCTGACTCATTTTTAGCTTCAACAAGAACATCTTCTTCATTGAATTTTATTTCGCCAGATTCTAGTAGCTTATCGAATTGCTCAACAGTCATAAGATTTTCAGCATCTTCAGATACATAAATCTCAGCAGTTTCGTTATATTCAAATAAAATACCAGTTTCAGGGCATTTAAACTGTTTAAGTTTCATTGTTTATGCTCCAACTTGTTTTATAATTTAGTTCTTTATATTATTTATTATACTTAAAATTTCTATTTAAGATATTATAACTTATTTACAAATTCAGAAAATAATATGAACTTTTCTTCTTCCAGTTTCTTAGCAGATTTCTCAGCCAATTTTTTAATATCTTTAATATGTTGTTCTATAAGTATACCACCTTCATACACCCACTCCTTTCCCTCAATGATACCCTGTACGAATGCATCTGGAGCTGATGGATCAGATACAATATCTGCTACAGCTGATATTGCGAAGTCATCTTGAACAATACTCACACCCTTAACTTCTTTAATAGAACCAAGACCACGAGATGATACTGCTAATTGAACACCATCATTTACTAGGCCTTTACATAATTCACCTAGAGGAGTAGATAGTAATTTAGCTTTTCCGATATAATTATTTCCATCTCTTATAAGAGATGTTGTCATGATAGCTGCTCTTTCATAATTTATTGAAGGTGAAGCAGGGTGATTTAATTCACCTAGTGCTCGTTTAGCTTCAATTAATGGTCTATATTTTGTGACAGCATTATCCAAAACTTCCATTGGATATCGTCTACCGTTACCATTTTCTATTTCGCCCTGCAAGAATATACCCTCAATGAAGTAATTCTTTTTCTGGCCATCCTTTGATTCTAGGATGTGTGCATTAGTTGATAATTGTTCTGTAATAAGTTTCATATGGAGATACTCTTATTTTTTAGATAACTTCATGCCGTTTTCTTTGGCCCAAGCCTCAATTTCATCTTTGCTGAATTTCTTTACTTTGCCTGGCTTAACATCCTTACCACGATCTTTTCTGGACATATCAGCTGATTTAGTGCTCTTTTCTTCCAATTCGTCATCCCCAATACTACAGCTTTCTTTCATGCTGGCTTGTTTGGTTGCGATTGCGTTTGCTGCTTTTTTAGAAAGTGTTGATTCTAAATATTCTTTGAATTTACCTTTCTTTGTAATTAAATTAAAAAACTTCATCTTTTAGTCCTCGTCATCTTTTGGTATAATACCTAATTCTTTTTCTTTTTGGATTTGTTCGTATGTATTTGCTATTTGTTTATCGGAACGTCGTAAGAATTCTTTATGCACTTGTTCCACTGAGAAATATTTACCAACATATTCTTCAACATTAGCTAGAGCATTTAATCGTAGATCCATCAATTCAGCTTGTTTTATCTCAGCAAAATGAGCATCTTCATTATAATCAACTCTAATATTCCCTCGTTCGTCGTTCCACTCTTCTAGAGTTAATGTACCATTTAATACAACTTCAGTAATAAGCAAATCAGAAAATAATTTATTGAATCTTCTTCGTAGTTTTTCAATATATCTATTAAATTTTAATTCGTCACGGGTAATCTCAGCTCCACGACCCATAACAAATGTACTATTAACATCCAATCTTGAAAGAGGTATGTGCATAGCTTGATACAATTTCTTTCTGAAATATTCAACATCATCCATTTCACCAAGGTTTTGTCCACCTTGTAATGTATCAACTTCAGTTCCTCTACCACCATCTCTTCGTGGTAGCCAAACATCCTCTAACATTGAACGGATATTTGTGCTCTCAGTCATTTTACCAGTTGTAGAATCATAAGTAACTTTATTCTTATGTTTGCTGATAATTGATTGCATATATTCTTCAGCACGAGTCTTTGGTAATTCACCAACATCAATATAAAATATTCTGCGTTCTGTACTTCTTGTTATTCTATAAATAACAGTATAATCTTCAAGGGCAATCAATTGATTGTATGGTTTTACTGCTGGGTGTAATGGTGATAATACTTGGCCATTGATATCATACTCACCAGATGGAACAAATACCATAGCATCTTTTTTAATAATTAATGCTTCATCTTGTATATTAGTACCAAATTCTTTATTGATACCATGCTCTTTATTCTGATATAAAAAGTATTCTGTTTTCTCACCAGTCTCTTTATCAATTTCACGAATGAATTTGACATTTCTTGGATCTAATATTCTAACTTCTGCTAATCCTGTTGGTGGAGCATTTTGCCCAATATCTTTATTTTCGTTATTATCTTCTAAAACTTTATAAACATACATCCGGCCATCAACATACCATCGTTTAAATAAATCCTGGCAAGTAACATTGAAATCCAATAAAGCAACTACTTTATCAAATGCTTCAAATATTTTCTTTTTGACTGATTCAGACAAGTCTGATTCATCCATGCTTATAGAGACCACAGGCTCACCCGTGTCATTAACTATAGCCTCGTTAACAATATCCTCAAGAGCATCATTTACTGTTGCGTCAAGAGACATTTCTCTATAAAGATTAATTAATTCAACAGTATTATCATAATCTGCTGAGAAATCAATTGTAGCGCTGAAAGACCCGCCGAAAGCTAATCCGGCCTGGCCTTGTGCTATTTCAAATGCGCCATCTGAGTTTTCAGCTGCAACTTTCCCAGCTTTCGGCGTAATAGCGCCCTTACTAGATTTTGTTATATTAAAACCAAAAATATCCATAATTTAATCCGTACTCAATTATACTTTTTCAAAATAATCAATTTCAAATGTAATTTCTAACTCAACTGGTTCTGACCCACCATCCCAAGAAAGTTCTACTGCTGGGACAGACGATGGCCACATACCAACTAATTTATAAGAGATTCCATCGGAACCATCTCTTTTAATTGTTGTAATGATAGCATCTTCTTTGATTGATTCTAAATTACCACTAGATACATTATTAGTAGTATGGTTAATTTTCTGACACCAATCATATAATTTAGAGTGAAGATCATAATCTTCATCTAAAAGAACCGTTGCTACCCAAGCTTCATATTCTCTATCGCCTGGTATTTTAACTTTTCTTCCCATATATGGAACTTCAATGGGTGCTATGGTCGTGCTAGGCAATGAAGAAGCTTTACATCTAAATGCAAAGTTCCTTCCATCAATTCCTTGGCCATCTAATTGTACTTTAAACAGACTATTTCTGGCAAGTTCATTAAAAGAGCTTTTAAAGTCATTTATGTTCATCTTTTATTTTCCTATCTTTAAATTATACAATAACTTCATCAAATGAAACACCAGATGCTACAGCAGTAAATGTTAAATTGATATAGTTGATTGATTTATTTGGCTTGATTAAAATAGTAGCTCTGAACTCGTTAGCATCAATAACTTGAGGAGTATTAACAGTTGAATCTGCAACTACAGAGAAATCCGTTAAACCTCTTCGTGATTGAACATCTCTCAAAAACGGAGTAATTGTTTGAACAAATTTAGCTTGAGTGAACTCATCATTGAATTCAAATAAGTTATATTTGGCCGCATTTGCTATTGATTTTTCAAGAACAATGAATAATCGCCTAACATTGATTCTATCAAAGGCAGATGATTTAGTCTGTAATGTTTTATCACCGAAAAGAATAGTTCCTTCTCCAGCTTCTGACATAACCGGATTAATATTCTCAACATACATATCATCACGTTGAGTTTTATTAGGATTAAATGCTAGTTTAGTAACATTCTTAATGTGTCCTCTATTATATCCAGCAAATGACCACCAAGCATCGTTGGTTGAATCAGTTAATGCAGCAAGTCCGGCGATGTCACCGTTTAATGGAACCCAACGAAATACATCATTATACTTATCATATTGGAATTTATAATTTCCATCCATGAATCCGTATGAAGTTGAAGGTAATAAGTTTCTATCTGTTGTCATTGCTGTTATTGGTGTTGCTGAGGTAGTACTAGTATATTCTGGTGATACGAATGCAACACAATCTAATCTTGATTCTGCGACATTTTCAATCATATAATTAGCTACTAATTTAGCAGCATCATTACCACTAACACCGCCTTCCATTAATAATGAAACATCAGATTCATCAGCATTAACAAATTCTCCCCAGGCCGTAATATGGTCTGAGGTACCAGCAATAACATCAACTCCACCGGTTAGTGATGTAGCTGAATCATTTCCAGAGATTACAAGTGAACCCTGAAAAGTAAATGTTATAGCAGTATCAGCAAATTCTAATCTTTGTACTAATACAATAGTATTTAAATTAGTTACAGATTCGACATCATATGTCCCAGCATTGAGACCA